GTTGATCGTTTGAAAGCGATCAAATTGGATGTAATCCGTCACAAAGCTGGCATGCCGCCAATCTCTGTTTGGATTGCTCGGAATCACCTTGGTTTAAAAGGTGTTTTCGGTCCTCTTGAAAAGTGGATGATCAGAAATGATCATAATTTTTCAAAAGGTGTCCAATTACTTCAGATTTATACTTTGTTTTATGCTCCTCAGGTAACTGAAAAGCAGAAAGACAAATTTATCTCTGGTGTAATGTCTGAACCCTTGTCGCCATCAATTGAATCTTTTGGTAAAGATTTGATTGATATAGGTTTTGAACACATGCCGATTAAGATGTCTTTTAGAGCCTCTGGGAAATGTCAACCTTTGGTTGATATGATCCCTAGCCCTAATCGAAGAGCCCCTTTACCTTCGTCCTCTGTTTCTGAGGAAGATGGGATTGTTGACTCTATGAAGTTCCTCTTTGAAAGTACAGAGGGACATCAGCATTATATCAAATACAAACATTCACACTACAAGGACCTTTTAGGTGGCTTGTGGGATGTTGTTTGCGATCCTTATAACCGTGAGGCTAATAAGGATTGTTTTGATAGAATTAAACCGCATGGTTCATTCCTTGTGGGTAGAATTGGTTTGATCCAAGAGGCTGGCTACAAGCTTCGTGCTGTAGCTAATCCTGGACGCATTTTTCAAAGGGTTTTACAACCTTTTGGAGATCGTATTTATAATCTCCTTAAATTGTTACCTTTTGATTGTACGTTTGATCAAACCAAGGCAATTCCTGTTTTACAGGAAGCGCTTTCCCACGGCAAGACGATTTACTCCATCGACTTATCAGGTGCTACAGATTACTTTCCGCTCGCTCTACAGAAACATTTGTTACTTAAAATGTTTCCTGATATCGAGGTTAGTTTATTCTGTGACCTGAGCCAAGCTTCATGGTATATGCCAAATATTGGCGAAATATCATGGAAGAAGGGTCAACCTTTAGGATTATATCCTAGTTTTGGTGCTTTTGCACTAACTCATGGATGTCTTCTTTTAGGTCTCCTTAATAAGGATTGGAATAACCAATTCTTTATACTTGGTGACGATGTAGTAATCCTTGACGACCAATTAGCTACTGACTACTATCAGGCTTTAAGCCTTTTAGGATGTCCAGTATCTATCCCTAAATCAATTAAATCCAACTCACTTTGTGAGTTTGGAGGAAAGTTGATTACTACTTCTACTGTTATTTCTCAGTATAAGTGGAGGGGTATTTCTGACGATTCTTTTATAGATATCGCAAAAATACTTGGTCCCAAGTCCCTGTCCTTATTCCAACCACGTCAAATTAAAG